GAACGCGGTGACCAGGCGGTCGAAGCCGCGCAGGTCGTCGTTCACGATGGCCTGGCGGGTGAGCGCCACGATGCGACCGTAGGTCAGCATCGAGTACGTCTCCTTGCCGTCGGTCATGCTGCCGTACTTGAACTCGCCGTGCTCGTTCGTCTGCAGCAGATCCGGGGCGGCACCGAGCTGCACCACGGTCATGGCCTTGAAGTCCGGCGCGTTCGGTGCGCGGCGGGCCCACACGGCGTACGAGGCATTGTTCTCCTCGTAGCCCATGCGCAGGCGCTTGTTCGCCACGTTGGCGAACAGATTCGCGAAGTCGCTGGTGGTGTGCATGCCGGCCGACCGGAAGTGCATCATCTCGGTGGCCAGGCGCATGCGGTCCATCCCGCGCGTGGCCCGGCCGCGCGACTCGAGGTAGTCGCGGCCCAGCTCGAGCAGCGACATGCCACGGTACTGCCGGCCGTTGTCGGTCAGCGGCGCCTTGTGCCAGACGCGCGACAGCATCGCTTCTTCCATGCCGGCCAGGCGGGTCTGCGTCTCGTCCTGCTCGGTGCGGATCGTGCCGGCGTTGACGTGGCCGCCGGCCGCCGCATCGCGGCGCGCGAGCTCGTCGAGCACTTCCTTGTGCACCGTCTCCAGCGGCTTGCCGCTGCGGATCAGGGCCTCGGCCAGGTGCGGCACGGCGTGGCGCACGCACAGGGAAGTGATGTCCGCCGAGCGCGCGACGGCCGCGGCAGCGGCCTCGCTCGCGCGCTGCGCTTCGGCCGCGGCGGCACGCGCCTGGTCCGCGGCGTTCGCGGTGGTGGAGGTGGCAGTCGCGGAGGCGCCGCCCGCTTGCGTGGTCTCGTCCATTCGATGGGACTCCTGGGGGGTGCGGGCAACTGCCCGGACGAACTCGCAGGGGCTCCCATGCGAGGACTCTGAGCGGGTGCCCGACTGGGCATCCGCGGGGACGGTGACGAAGCTGATCTCGGCGGGCGTCCAGCGCGCGGCCCGATACAGCGGCATGTTCACGCCGTCGGTTCTGTCCTGCGCCCGCGTGATCTCGTAGCGCTGGACCGAGTACCCGACGCTGATCGTGCGGATGATCCCGGCCTTGATGTCGGCGACGATGCCGGCCAGGTCGTCGCGCTGGCTCAGCTTGACGGCGGCTCGCCCCTCGCTGCCGGCCAGCCAGCCGCGTGTGGCGATGCCCAGGATGCTGGCCACGCCGCCATAGGCGCGATGGTTGTCGAGGACCTGCACGGCGCCGGCGTCGAAGCGGGACATGTCGACCGCCTCGGGCGTGACGACGAGCTCCTCTTCGCACCAGGTCTCGTTCCAGAAGTCGTAGAAGCGGCGGCGGGCGCCTGTCGTCCAGACCACCTCGACGGTGTTGTCCTCGGCGCGGAAGGTGTTCGGCTCGATCTGCGCGGCACGGTACTGCAGCGGCAGCGACTTGCGCTCGGCGGGCGGTGCGGCGTTTTCGTCCATGTGCCCGCACTGTGCTGAGCGGGCTGTCTCATTTCCAGAAAAACGGGAGACAACTTAACGGGCGATCTTCCCCGCTCGCTTGATGATCCGATAGACGCTGGGGCGTGCGATGTCGAGCCGGCGGGCTACCTCGCTCGCATTGCGCCCGTTGAAGAGGCTGAGTACCTGCTCAGCCAGTTGCTCCCGTTCACGCCGGCGCTTCTCATCTCTTACCCAGCCGGCCTGCCCACGGAACTCATCGCGCACGGCGTCCTTCACCTCCGCTATGCGCTTCAGATCCACCGCGAATTCAGGGTAACTCTCGACGATGTACTCGAAGATCCGGTCCACCAAGTCCGGGTCGGAGAAGTATTCGGGGAGCTTGTGCCCGTTGTCGCTGCCCCGCGTGTCGTTCGTTTCTGCCATTGGGTCACCATGCCCTGCTGAAGCCGGCGGCCGCACGTTCGCGGTCGGGCGTGATCTGTGCACGCGCGTGCACCGCAGCATCTGAATCGACGGCCGCCGCGGTCTCCGGGGGAGGCGCCTGCTCCTGATTGAAGAGATCCGGCGGCGGCTGCACGGCCGCCTCGAGCCGCTCCCACATGCGGTCCGTGTACCGGTGCAGGTCGAGGACATGGGCGAGGAACAGCGCATAGTTCGCACAGTCCAGCTTTTCGTTGCGCGGCCGGCGCTTCACCCAGCGGTGGACCTCGCCGACGGCGGTCTTCTGAAGCACGCGGACCTCGGCCGTGATCTGCTCGAAGAACTCCCGCGTGAGATCCGAGGGGAAGTTGACGTATCCGGGCCCGGGCTGGCCGACGCGCAGGCGACCGTACAACAAGTCCTTCGCCGTATCGGTGCCGACTTCCCAGAGCTTGACGCCAGCCTTGATGACCTGGCCGCGCCAGTTCACGTCGACGCGACTGGCCGTGCCCTTGATGGGGCTGCCGATCTTGCTCGAGCCACGGATGGCGAAGAAGCGGCGATGCTCACGGCCGCGCACGAAGTTGTAGACCTGGTGCGTGAAGTGGCCCCCGGTGTCGATCGCTACGGCCTCGATGCCCAGCGAACCGCCGGAGGCCCACAGCTGGCGGAAGCGGCTGCAGAGGTACGCGTCGAGCTTCAGCCAGTCCCTCTCGTCGGCCGGGTTGGCCTCGAGCACCTGGTCGTCGACCACCCAGCTCTGCTCGCCGCGGCCGAAGCCCCAGACAGTGATCTCGAAGCGGTTGTCCTGCACGTCGACGGCGGCCACCAGCACGAGGCAGCCGACGGGAACCTGGCCGAGCCGGTAGGGGCTTGCCTTCGCGCGCTCGTGGAGCTCGTTCTCGTCGCCGCCGTCGCCCTTCTCCTCCCAGGTCTCGCCGAGGGTGGTGTTGACGAAGGTCTTGAGCTCGGAGTAGTCGCCGCGCTCGGCGCGCTGGTCCGCCTCGAGAAACTCGCCCACCAGGCGGGACCAGGCGGCCTGGGGACTGATCGCAGTCCAGCTGTGCAGCGCGACGTGCCGCGGCGGGCGGAGCAACTCGCCGGCGGCGGAGATGAACCGGCACTCGAGGTCGATCCACGTGCCGTCCTCGCTCGCGATCCATCTCCCTCGGTGCCAGACCTCGAGGTACTGACTCTGCGTCATCCCCTTGCGGCAATGCGGGCAGACGTGGCGCACGGTCTCGACGTCATCACCGTCCCAATCGAATCCACCGTTCGCCGCGGTGCCTTGCGGATAGAGGCGGCCAAAGAGCAGCGGCGTGTCGACATCACAGTGAACGCATGGGACATTCCACCGGAAGTGAAGCGAGGCACTCTGCTCGCAGTCTTCGATCAGGCTGTGATGGCGCACCTTCGGCGTGGTGCCCCGGATCGACTTCGGCCAGGTGGCCCCTTCGAGGCGCTTGTCTCCCAGCTTGGGCGGCGCGCCCTCCTTCTCCACGTCGCGGGGGAACGCGTCGAGCTCGTCGTACATGACGACGTCGACGGTCAGGCGCCGGTAGTTCTTCGCCGCGGTGCCGCCGCGCAGGTGCAGCAGGCCAGTGAGGAAGCGCTTGAACCGGCGAGTGTTGCCGTTGTTCTTGGCCTTGAACGAGGGGAAGATCGCCCGCAGGCAGCGCACGTCGCGCAGCATGGGATCGATCTCGGTCTCGACGAACTCGTCGCGGTCGTCGTCGGTCGGCTGGTACAGCGCGATCTTGCGGCGCTTGTGCTCGATGAAGTAGCCAATGGCGATCAGCAGGATCTTCGTGTAGCCCTGGCGCGCCGACTTCCGCCAGTCGATCACTTCGATGTCGTCATGGCCGATGCAATCCATGATCGCGCGCTGGTACGGGTAGCTGCTCCACTTCGCCTCGACGTAGCTGCTCTCCGCACTGAGGTAGAAGTGCTCCTCAGCCCACTGCGACATTCGCAGCGGCGGGGGGATGCGCAGCGAGCTCAGGCCTCGGCGCGCCGCCTGGTCGAGCGCGGCGAGCAGCTCGGCGCCGGCGGCGTCGAGCATGCGTCGGAGTTCGCTGAGATCCATCAGCCTTGCACCTCGTCGTCGTCAGCGAGGTCCTGGTCAATGTCGGCGGTGGAGAAGCGGGCGCTCGCCGCAGCCTCGCGGGCTGCGGCGAGTCGCTCCTCGAGGAAGCGAATCGGCTCGCCGGTCAGGTACGGGAAGCGCCGGCGCACTTCGGGGAGCACCGCGTCCAGCTGCGTGCCGATCTGTCGCGCGAGCGTGGCCAGCACCTCCTCGAGCAGCACTACCGGCGCGAACTCCTTGCGCTCGACGGCGTTGCGCATGGCGATCCGGTCAGCCTGTTCCCGGGCCAGGCGCGTGCGCTCGCTGGCCAGCTGGCCGTCGGGGTCGCGACCAGCCGCCATCTCGCGCAGATGGTCGCAGTAGGCCGTCAGCCAAGCACCGAGCGGCTGACCAGTCGCCAGAACACGGCGGGCGTGGAGGTCGCTCACAGCCTGCTGCGTC